TGAAAAAATTAAGATAAAACGCTTGCGTTCTGGTCTAGAGCATAGTAATGATATTGATCGTAGCCCTGAGAGACGCAATGTTAGAGAGTCGGTTAAGTTGATTCAATGTAAACAGTTAAAAAGGAGGATCGAAATATGAAGACAAGTATGTATTCTCTCTTTGATCGTAAGGTTGGCGCATATTCGCAGCCGTTTTATGCCTTTAATCATCAGGTTGCCCAGCGGTGCTTACGCGGCGTTGTGAGCGACCATCGATCTATTGTTGCTCAATCTCCGGCCGATTTTGATCTTTATTTTGTTGGTGAATTTGACGATGCTTCGGCGTTAGTTGTCGCTGCACAACCTCCTGTCCATGTTTGCAATGCCGTTGCTGTTCTTTCCGATGATTCTTCTAAGAAGGAGTAATTATGAAAATATTGTCTGTTTATGGTAGTCGGTCTCGTTGTTTGACTAAGGTTACCGGTCTTTCTCGCACTAAGCAGTCTTTCGCTGCTGAAGCGGATATTAATAATATTATGCGCCGGTACGCTACAACCGGCGTCCTTGTTGATCCTGCTTCCGCTTTGTCAGGTCGTAAGCTTATTTATGGTGATTTTTCTAATTATGATTTTCGCGCGCATCAGACGCATATTGCGGCTATTCGACAGAGTTTTGACATGCTGCCTGCTGACGTTCGGCGCCGTTTTGATAATGATCCTGCTTGTCTCATTGATTGGCTTTCTGACGAGTCCAATAAGGAAGAGGCTATTAAGCTTGGCCTGAGGGTGCAGGATGCACCCGTAAATGAGCCGGCACCGGCTCCGGAGGTGCCCCCAGCTCCCGTTCCCCCGGTTTCGGGGGAACCTGTTAAAAGCCCGGATCCGGCCGCGTAGCGGCCTCCCACACAGTTACTACTTGATGTAACTGTGTGGACTGACACCTTTGGTGTCTTGGTTTTGAAAAGTTAAAAAGGAGTGATTATGAAAAGTGTAATGAAGCATCAGTTCTCTCAGGTTCCCACGGTTGAAATTCCTCGTTCTAAGTTTAATCGTTCGCATGGTTATAAGACTACGCTTGACGCTGGTTATCTCATTCCGTTTTATGTTGATGAAGCTTTGCCGGGCGATACGTTTTCTTTGCGTACTACTCTTTTTGCCCGTCTTGCTACTCCGATTGTTCCGATTATGGACAATATGTTTCTCGAGACCTTTTATTTTGCTGTGCCAATTCGTCTTGTTTGGGATAATTTCCAAAAGATGATGGGTGAACAGGTCGATCCCGAGGATTCGACTGATTATCTTGTTCCGACCATAACCGAGGCTGTTGAGCAGGGGTCTTTGAGTGATTCTTTCGGCCTTCCTACTAATACCGATTCTCCAATTCAGTTTTCTGCGCTGTGGCATCGTGCTTACAATCTTATTTGGAACGAGTGGTTCCGTGATCAGAATTTGCAGGAGTCGGCTCCTTGTCCTAAGGATGACGGCCCTGATGATCCTGCGTTGTATCCTCTTCGGCGTCGTTGTAAACGTCACGATTATTTTACTTCTTGCCTTCCTTGGCCTCAAAAAGGTCCCGGCGTTGAACTTCCTCTTGGTGATTCAGCCCCGATTGCGTCCACCGGTGAGGTTGTCACGTTTAATAATACAACTTTAGATTCTGCTAATTATCCCATGAAGGTGGGCGTTGCCGCTGGCAATAAGTGGGTAAGCTTCAGTTCTGGCGGCAGTTCTGTTGGTGATCTTAAATTTGGAGATGTAACCGGTCTTGAGGTTGATTTGAGTCATGCCACTGCTGCAACTATTAATAGTCTTCGTCAGGCGTTTCAGCTTCAGAGGATGTTTGAACGTGACGCTCGCGGCGGTACTCGTTATACCGAAATTATTCGTTCTCATTTTGGCACTGTTTCTCCTGACGCTCGGCTTCAGCGTCCCGAATATCTCGGCGGATCCTCTTCGCCGGTTATTATTAATCCGGTCGCTCAGACCACGTCTACTGACGCAACGTCTCCGCAGGGTAATCTGGCGGGGTTCGGACTTGTTGTTGACAAGGGCAATGGGTTCACGAAGTCTTTCACCGAGCATACCTTGCTTATTGGTTTGGTTAATATCCGCGCCGATTTGACTTATCAGCGCGGTATTCCGCGTATGTTTTCTCGGTCTTCTCGGTACGATTTTTATTGGCCAGCGTTAGCCCATCTTGGTGAACAAGCTGTTTTGAATAAGGAGATTTACGCTCAAGGCAACGCGGCGGATAATGCTGTATTTGGTTATCAAGAGCGTTGGGCCGAATATCGTTATTTCCCTTCTAAGATAACCGGCATGCTTCGCTCTAATGAACCTCAGAGTTTGGATGTGTGGCATTTATCTCAGGATTTTGAGGCCCTTCCTCTCTTGAATGAGTCGTTTATTGAGGATTGGCCTCCGGTTGATCGTGTGATTGCGGTTCCTTCCGAGCCTCATTTTATTTTTGATTCGTATATCGATTTAACTTGCGCTCGCCCGATGCCCGTTTATTCGGTTCCTGGGTTAATCGATCATTTTTAATTGAAAGTAGGTGAAGAATGAAAATTTCTTTAAAGTTTTGTAAGAAGTTGCTTTCGTTTTCTTTGGATGTGGCTGATATTGTTGCTTCGCATACTTCTAACCCGATTGATGATGTTGCGGTTAAGCAGGCTTCTAATCTTCTTCGGAAGTATTTTTCTATTGATAAGAAGTGAGGTTCTTATGTCGTTTTCTATCGGCAGTATAATGTCTGGAGCCGGCAGTCTTTTTACCGGCGGCCTCGGCGGCGTGGTCGGCGGCGTTGGTTCTATGTTATATGACTACTGGAAATATAAGGATTCGCAGGATTATAACCAGTGGATGTATGCGCATCGTCATCAATTAGAGGTTGCTGATCTTAAAAAGGCTGGTCTTAATCCTATTTTGTCGGCGTTGGCTTCGCCCGGAGCTTACGCTGGTTCTTCTGCTGGTGCTGTGATTAATCCGACGGAGAATGTGACGCGCGATTGGTCTACTGCTAAGCGCGTTAATCAGGAAGTTAAGGTCCTGGATGCTCAAGCTAAGAAGCTTATTGAGGATGCCAATCTTGCGAAAGACCAGCAAGCGCAGGCTAGGGCTAATACGTTGGTTGCTTTGGAAAATGCCCGAATTAATCGTGTTGAGGCTAATATTGCTGCCGCGAATGAGGCCAACCGTATTCGTGACGCCGAGATAAAAAATCAGTGGCTTTATCGTAATGTTGTTCAACCTTTTGGTACTTATTTTAATGCGTTACCTGTAAAAGAAATTCTTCAGGGTATTTACTCTGCTCGGTCATCTGGACTCCCTGTTTTTGGTAGTGATCGTCCAAAGGGTTCTGGAAAGGGTTCTGGTTGGAAGACGGGCCCCGGTAGTTATCAGCTTCAGACCGCTTATCCTTATTATTAATGAAAGGAGGAATTATGAAACGTCAACGTCTTTCTAAGAAAAAAGACCGAAAGGTTTTTTCTCAGACTGCTGATCGTACTCACGAACGCAATTTGCGGCGTGGTGTGATGCGCGGCGGATTTAGGATCTAGTTATGCCCTGTTATCATCCTTTGTTGGGTTATCGTTCTCGCTCGCTTACCGATAAGGGTAAGCGGGCGGTTGTGTTTAACCCTCGTGATGGGTATGTTGATCAGCCCGTCGTATTGCCTTGTGGGCAATGTGTTGGTTGTCGTTTAGAAAGATCTCGTCAGTGGGCTCTTCGCTGTATGCACGAAGCGTCGATGTATGACGCGAATTGTTTTATTACTTTGACATATTGTGATGAATGTTTGCCTGCTAATGGTTCTCTTGATAAGTCTCATTTTCAGAAGTTTATGAAGCGGCTTCGAAAGGCTCTCGGATCTCCTGTTCGGTATTATCATTGTGGCGAGTATGGTGATTTATTGTCTCGGCCGCATTATCACGCTTGTTTGTTTGGCTGGTCTCCCTCTGATAAGTCTCTTTGGTCTATTCGTTCTAATGTCCGTTTGTATCGTTCTTCTTTTCTTGAAAAGATTTGGCCTTTCGGTTTCGTGTCGGTTGGTGACGTTACGTTCGAGTCCGCTGCGTACGTTGCTCGTTATATTCTTAAAAAGATAAACGGAGATATTGCGCAGGATTATTATGGCGACAAACTCCCTCCGTATACTACTATGAGTCGTCGTCCCGGTATTGGTGGGCGTTGGATTGAAAGGTTCAGTTCTGATGTATATCCTGACGATTTTGTCGTTGTTCGTGGTGGCATTAAGTGTCGGCCTCCGCGTTATTATGATTCTATTTATGACGTACTTGCTCCCCAAGATTTTGAAAAAATTAAGATAAAACGCTTGCGTTCTGGTCTAGAGCATAGTAATGATATTGATCGTAGCCCTGAGAGACGCAATGTTAGAGAGTCGGTTAAGTTGATTCAATGTAAACAGTTAAAA